CTAACTTGAAGTAGAATCGTCGCTCGGGACGCTTGGCGAACCGTTTCCCAGTGCATCGACGTCCTCGGTTCGGAATGCGTTGAGTGCCCAGGCCTTGTCGAAGAGCCTGTTGAGCACCACCGAGCTTTTCATTCCGAGCTCTGACGCTTCGTCGTCTCCGTAGAGCCGCTCGCCGTTTTCGTCACACAGCGAAAGCGAAAGGAAGCGAGCGCGGAAGTTCTTCATCTTCTGGTCGGCGTATCCGTCCTCGAACAGATCCCGCTCGGTTCCAGAGAGCGTCTTCAGGTAGACGTCACCACCCCACTCTGGAACCTCGGCTTTTTCGAGCTTCCAGTCCTGAGCCTTCTTGATCGCATCACGCGACAGCACTGCCATCATTCACCTCAAGGTGCGTAGTCCGTCCACGCCATATCGAGCGTGCCTCGGACAACATCTCCGACGCGGGCTTCCTCGCTCGCACGTCGAAGATAGACTCGCTTGGACGTTGTGTGTCCAGGCGAAACAAAGGAGGCGATCCCTACGCCGCCTACAAATACGCTCGGGTCGGCCTGCCCAGCCTTGCGGATGTACTCCACTTGGATCGCGCCGCCTTTGTACTCCCCGGTTGGGACGAGTACCTGAATGTTTGATGCAACTGTCGGCGGTGTCATGTCGGCGACCTGAGCCTCCGGGGTTTCAACACTCACGCTAACGACATCGGCGGTCAAGATGCCCTTGTCGCTGCTAAACGTGAACGTGGCCCCGGAGGCTGAAAGTCCCACAGACCACCTCCGCGACTAGGCGAGCCGGAAGGTGGCGGAACCTCGAACAAAGTCACCGACCGAGCCGCCAAGGCTGGCCGAGGCGATCGTCGCGTTTCCGCTAAAGCTCATCGGGCCGCTGATCGCCAGAACTCCGCTAACGCCAGCAGCGAGGATCGTGCCGCTGATGTAGTCAACGGAAACCTCGCGATCGCTCGTGAAGCCGCCAACATAAACCCGGCGGGCGTTTGGGGCGATGCCGAGGTGAGTCGCGTCAACCAAGTCCTGGGTGTCGCTGACGTTCACGTTCGTCACCGTGACGCCGGTGCCGCCGAAGGTGAAAGTAAGGCCTTGTGAGGACTGTGCCATTTAGTATGCGCCTCCTTGCGCCGTTATGACTCTGATTCTGACCAGCGAATCTGGTAAAGTTGCCGAGTTTCGTATGCCGGCGGCAACTGAGCACCGACGGAAGTAGGGTCCAGGTAGTCGTCCGTTTCGGAGACTAGCCGTATATCATTTATTGTAACTCCCGCAGCAGTCCCAGTGCGGTGATCCAAGGCGATACGAATGTGATCGGCGAGTTGCCGCGCCAGGTCGTATGTGAGGCACCACGAGGCGACCTGGAGGTTTACCTCCGGGAAGTACAGCGGGCCGCCAAGGGAATGCTGGCGGCTGATATTTGCACGCTTGTAGACGATGAAGGGGAAGTCGGCTCCAGCGGGCACGGCAGTCGGGAAGATGTTGAATCCGACGAGCCGGGCAATCTCTGGAGACGTTGCCAGCCAGTGGTACACAGTGTTTTCTGGCTGCTTGATCACAGTCGCTTCAACCTCTTGTTGATGAGCTTCTGGAGCTCCCTCGTGAGGACGCCAAACGACTCCGTTCGGCTAGTGAGGATCGCGTCCTCCATGATGTTCGAGGCCGGCATGGCGGGGTACGTTTCTTTCGGCCCGAGGGTGTAGGGCCGAGTTCCGCCGCCGTCAGTCTTCACGAACGCGCCGCGGCCGGTCTTCCGCTCGGGGTGCTCTTCATTCTTCGAGCCCATCAAGAAGTAGTGGCCCCGGCCGAGGTTCTCGAACTCTTCGTTGTTGAACCACGCATTGCTGCCCTGGCTGACCCGTCGCATCTTTCCGTTGATACGCTGGTGGACGTTGACATAGGTCCGACGCTTCATTGAGCCGGGCTTTCGCGGTCCCGTGCCGAACTCAACGAGCCAGGCGTGGTTGCCCGCGCCTTTCTTCTCGACATCCCACTTTTCTGCGTCCACGACGTGCTGCGGGCCTGCCACCGCGATGCCGGTCGCTGGGTACTTCTTCCGGCCAGCCTTGACCACGACGCTACGGCGAAGATTCCCCGTGATGTCGCTGATGTTGGCCTTGTACTCCTCTATGATCGGCTTGGCGGCCTTCTTGGCCGCGGCCGTCAGGGGGTTCGAGGCGTCTTCACCGAAACGGGTCGCGAGGTTGATCAGTTCCTGAACGAGATCCTTCGCGCCTTCGAGGCGTACCCTGGCGAAGCCAGACGCCCGCTGCGAGCCGGTCTGGCCATCTTCAAGGATGCGTGGAATCGTGCCCGGTATCTGGACTGCCATTACTGCACCTCCCTGGCTAGGATTTCCAGGTACTCGCGATCGTTGCGGTCGATGACGCTGGAGAGCTCCATCGTTCGACCGCGGTAGATCATCCGGCTCTTGTGATCCACGTCGGCCCGGTAGCGGCAGATCACCTTGTGGGTTGCCAGCACGTCGGCCTGCTGGGCCTGCATCAGGTCTCGCGTGCGTAGGCCATCGACACTGGCCCAGACCGTCGCGACAGTCGTCCACTCAAGCCGCGTGCCACCCGAGGGGCTGCGGACCTGGGCGGGATTCTGGAAGGTGACCCGCTCGCGCATCTTGCCGGCTCGGATCAT